AAAATTGCACCTAAATTTGATTTAGGACAAATTGATGCATCTTTAACAAATGGATTATTAGATATTTTTATACCTTTAGCTGAGGAAGCTAAGCCAAAATCTATTAAAATTAAATAAACAGTAATTGTAAAAAAACGTGTCCTAGCCACATTTTTTTCGTATATTGACGTCAATATTAATAATAAAAAGTTATATGGCAAGAAAACCTAAATCCCTAACCCTTATTGAAGATCCATGGATGGAACCTTATTTTATCACTAAAGATGAAAACTGTTATACAGTTAACATTAAAGTAACATCTGATAAAAACCATTTTAGATCTACAGGAAAAAGTAAAACTTATTCAAAATCATTAACCTTTCATGCAAAATTTGAACAAGCATTAAAAAGAATAAGTGAAGAACAGTTACATACTAAAGAACATTATACCAACCTTAACGATTTTTTAGATCGTTTTAAAACAATTGAAAATAACATTAAAAATCATATTAATCATGAATAAATTAGAAGCACTATTTGATGCGGTTATCGTTAAACCTATTGAAAACGAAGAAGAAATCCACGGTAACATTATTGTACCTGATATGGGTAAAGAAAAAAATGAATTTGGAGAAATTGTAGCTATCGGAACGGGTAGATATACTCTAAATGGTGACCTAATTCCTATGCATTTAAAGGTAGGAGATAAAGTAGTTTTACCAACTCAAGGTTTTACTAAATTACCATTTAATGGTGAAGAATATTATGTAGGACCTGAAAATCAAGTATTAGCTAAAGTAGCTACAGAGATAAATGTATCTGATATTTTAGATGAAACTGAGGTAACTAATGAAGATAAGAAAAATTTAACTGAAATTAATAATAAATAAAAAAATGAGTAAAAAAATACAATTTAGCGATGAATCTAGAAATGATCTTGTAAAAGGGATAAATATACTAGCAGATGCTGTTGTTTCAACTTTAGGCCCAAATGGAAGAAATGTTGTAATTGCAGGAGATGATGGTATACCTTCTAGTACAAAAGATGGTGTTACAGTAGCAAAATCCATCTCATTAAAAAACCCAACTGAAGAATTAGGGGTTCAATTAGTAAAACAAGCAGCAGTACAAACAGCAGATAAAGCTGGGGATGGTACAACTACATCAACATTATTAGCTAGAGAAATGATTAATTTAGGATTAGACAATCTATCTAAAAATGAAAATGCTGTACAAATTAAACGTAATATTGATAAAGCAGTTAAAGAAGTAATTAAAACTTTAAGAAAAAATATATCTGAAGATATATCAGCTGAAGGTCAATTAGAACAAATCGCAACTATATCAGCTAATAATGATATAGAAGTAGGTACTTTAATAGCAACAGCACTTGAAAAAGTTGGTATGGAAGGTGTTGTTCATATTGAGGAATCAAAAACTGGAGATACTTATCTAGAAACTGTTGAAGGTATGCAATTTGATAGAGGATTTAAATCCCCTTATTTTGTTACTGATAATAGTACAATGTCAGCAGTATTAGAAAATCCTGTTGTATTAATTGCAGACCAAAAATTAAATTCTGTAAAAGAATTATTACCAATATTAGAAGCAGTATCTAGTGAAGGAAAATCACTATTAATAATTGCAGAAGATATTGATAATGAAGCATTAGCTACTTTAATAGTAAATAAAATGAGAGGTACTGTTAATGTATGTGCTGTTAAAGCACCTGAATTTGGTGATAAGAGAAAATTAGTATTAGAAGATATTGCTATAATGACTGGTGGTCAAGTATTTGATAAACAAAAAGGCATGAAATTAGATAAATTTTCATGGGATTGGTTTGGTGAAGCTCGTACTGCTACTATTACAAAAGAAACAACAACTATTGTTGATGGTAAAGGATCAGAAGAGGATATTAGCAAAAGAGTTGATAATCTACAAAGCCAAGTTGATAATGCACAAACTCCTTATGAAACAGAACAGTTACAAAATAGATTAGCAAAGTTTGTAGGTGGAGTAGCTATTATTCATGTTGGTGGTAATACTGAAATTGAGTTAAAAGAAAAGAAAGATAGAGTTGATGATGCATTACATGCTACAAAAGCTGCTATTGAAGAAGGAATCCTACCAGGAGGTGGTGTTGCTTTACTTTATGCCCGAGAAAGTATAAAAATAGATAATGAAGGTGCAAAAATTGTATATGAAGCATGTGGTAAACCATTTGAACAAATTTTACTTAATGCAGGATACAATAAAGTTGAAGCTGGGTTATTTGGAAGATACAAATTAGTAGATTCAGGTAATAATCATTGGTCAGGGATAGATGTTAATAAAGGAGAAGTAATTGATTATAAAGAATCAGGTATTATTGATCCTACTAAAGTAACAAGACTAGCACTTGAAAATGCTGCTTCTGTAGCAGGTACTGTTTTACTAACAGAATGTACTGTAGTAAATGATTTAGATGAAAACAATGATAAACAACAACCAGCAATGGACCCATCAATGATGGGAATGATGTAAATTAATAATTAATAAATAAATAAATAAAAATGACAAAAGATCAAATTTTTGAGGTAATTGAAGAAAATTTCAATATCTTAGCAGAAAACAATAGTGGTACTACTAAAAAAAGTCAAGGGATTGCAAGAAAAGCAGCCCAAGCTATTAAAAGAGTAATTACAGATTATAAAAAAGCATCTGTAGCAGAATCTAAATAATTTAATGGGGGAGCTTGTCTCCCCCACTTAATTTTCGTATATTATAGGAATGAAAACAAAAATAACAGAAAATTTAATTTTAATAGCTCGTAGAGTACCCCCAGGAGATAAATGGAGATTAGTAACAGAAGAACCTGGTGGTAAGGTACATACAACATTAACAGATGCATTAGAAGCTTATATGGTTAAATCTGGTTTTAAAGGTGATTATAAATTAGCCCCATTACAAAGTGAGTTATATGCAATATCAACAACTGAAGTAGAAATAAAACCAGAACCAATTAAAAGATACTCAATTTATGGTGAATACGGAGAATAGTTTACTAGTAGAAAAATATAGACCTACTAAATTAGATAATTATGTAGGTAATGAAAATATAAAATCTGTTATATCAAAATATTTAGAACAGAATGATATACAAAATTTCATATTTTATGGACCCGCTGGTACAGGTAAAACTACACTAGCAAAATTAATAATTAAAAACTTAGATTGTGATTACATTTATATTAACGCTTCTGACGAGCGTGGGATCGAAACTATTAGGGATAAAGTCTCTGGTTTTGCGTCTGTTGCGTCATTTAAACCCCTTAAAGTTGTTATCTTGGATGAGGCGGATTTTCTTACAATACAAGCGCAAGCATCACTTAGAAATATAATTGAAACATTTTCACGTACTACAAGATTTATTATGACTTGTAATTTTGTAGAACGTATTATTGATCCTTTACAATCAAGATGTCAAGTACTTAAAATTGTTCCTCCAACTAAAAAAGATGTTGCTAAACACTTAAATTGGATTTTACAAGAAGAAATGATAATGCATAATGTAAAAGATTTAGTACCATTAGTTAATCAATATTACCCTGATTTACGTAAATGTATTAATACTATACAATTATCTACACAAAACAATGCATTAAAATTAGATAAAACAATATTAGTTTCATCTAATTATATGGATAAAATATTATCTGAATTATCACAAAATAAACCTTCATTTACCAAGATTCGTCAAATAATAGCAGATGCTAATGTTGATGATTTTGATGAATTATTTAGGTTTTTATACGAAAACGCTGTTAAATTTCTACCCAATAAAGAAGGTACAGCAACTGCTCTAATTAATGACCATCAATATAAGGCTAATTTTAGAATAGATAAAGAAATTAATATAATGAGTTTAATAAATAATTTAATAATTAACAAGTAATGAAACAATCACAACAACAACCTCAATTAAATGTAGATTTAAAAGCAACTACTCCAATTCTTAACTCAGAAGGTAAGAATATATTTGTATCAGGAGTTATTTTAAGAAAAATTTCTAAATTTGTTGCAGGTACAGATGAAGATGCTATAATGCCTCTTCCAGTATTTTATGACCCAAGTTCAGGTAAAATTTTAAAGGAAGGTTTACCAAAAGAACTAAGAGAAGAATTAAAGGACGAAACACTATCAATGTAAATGAAAAATGTTTGGGATTGGCTTAAACAAATAAACAGCATTAAAGCTGATCCTAATTCTTTTTCAGATAAAGATTGGGAGTTATGGAATAGCTATATGATTCATAGATTTATGTCTATGAATTCTAGCTTTCTTGATATAGTCAATGAAGTACAAACTATATTACCTCAAAATAAAAAAGAAATATATACTATATATAGAGAATTTATTCCTAAAAATAATAAATGGAATAAATATATTAAATCTAGTATTAAACAACCAAATAAAGACTTAATAAATTATTTAAGTAATTATTGGGAATGCTCAAAAAATGAAGCAAAAACATATTTAAATATTTTGGATAATGGTGAAATAGTTCGTATATTAACATCAATAGGATTAAATAAAAAAGAAATAAAAAAATTAAATAAATGAACGAAAAATTATACACAATGTTACATTCAGCTGCAACAGCGGATAAAGCAAAAGCACTATTAAGTATTGATCTATTATCAAATAACCCAGTAGGGATTGGTGATCATACAACAGAAGATTTTTATAAAAATGCTGAAGAAGCATTATCAACTTTTGCTGGTGCTCAAGAAAGATTAGAAATATTAGAAAAATACTTTAAACCAGGAAAATCAGTGATATAATGGGTGATTCTATAAAGAAATTTCAAGAAGAGGGGTTTGGAGAAGGTGTTCAAACTTCACATACTGTAGAAATATTTGAGACCGAATACCCAGAATTATCTGAAGAATTTAAAAGAATATCAGAAGAGATGTATGAAATGTTTGCTGCTAAACATATGGATTATGGTTTAAATAATATCGCTTTAGGTGGTGATATATTAAATAATAAAGATGATAAAGCGTTTTCTCTTACTGGTTTAACTATTAGATTAACTGATAAAATTAGTAGATTAAAAAATTTATTAATTAATAAAAGATCATTTGTTAAGGGTGAAGGTATGGAAGATACTTTTATAGATATAGCTAATTACGGAATAATTGGTCTACTAGTAGGTAGAGATAAATGGAAAAAATAATTGGCTAGAAAAATCCCAAATATTGTAAAAAGGATCCAAAATAATCCCCCACCTGAGATAAATTATGCGTTTCAAAAACACGTATCATATTCTCAAATGTCAATTTATAAACAATGCCCTCACAGGTGGAAATTACAATATAAGGATAAAATAAAAAGATTCACATCTTCTATACACACAGTATTTGGAACAGCAATACATGAAGTAATTCAAGAATTTCTTGATGTTAGATACAATGATTCAAAAATTAAAGCAAATAAAATTGACTTAGAAAAATTATTCCAAGATAAATTTTCTGATGAATATCAAAAACAATATAAATCTAATAGTAAAACCCATTTTTCATCAGCAGAAGAAATGAGAGAATTTTTTGAAGATGGTACTTTAATACTTAAAGAATTTAAAAAAGACATTAATGTTAATTTTAGTACAAAAGGAACATATTTAGTTGGCTGTGAAGTACCACTAGTAATACCACCAAATAAAACGTATAATAACGTATTATATACAGGATATTTAGATGTCGTATTATATAATGAAGTTATAGATAAATTTGAAATAATAGACATTAAAACCAGTACTAATGGGTGGAATGAATATGCTAAGAAAGATGATATGAAAAAATATCAGTTATTGTTATATAAACAATACTTTTCAGAGCAATATGAAATACCTATTGATAAAATTGAGGTTAAATTTTTTATTGTTAAAAGAAAACTTTGGGAAAATAGTGAATATAAATTATCTAGACTTCAAAATCATGTATTTCCTCAAGGCAAAACAAAATTAAAACAAGCTACAAGTACCATTAATGATTTCATTCATTCTGTTTTTGATAGGAATAGTAAAATTAAAGAACAAAAATATGAAAAAATTGTAAGTAAGTGGAATTGTAATTTTTGTCCTTTTAAAGAAGATAAAGAACTTTGTGGTGCTGGGGTTGTATTTCAATAAATAAATATATATGTATAATATGAATAATAAAATTAAATAATCAAGACTATGGCTAATAAACCAATGACACTAACTAGTGTAAAAGTAAAAACGGATCTCTTTAATGATTTTAAAGTTGAATGCGTTAGACGTAAATTTTCTTTCCAAAAACTTGCAGATCGATCTATCTTTTTGTATCTTACTGATGAAGATTTTAGAAAAAAAATTACAAACCAAACTAATTTAGAAAAATAAAAATTAAATAAATTATGAATAAAAGTTTTAAGCATCTTCCTAAAGACAAAAGGAAGAAAATACTATTAATCTGTGATGATATTAGAGTACATTCTGGAGTAGCTACTGTAGCTAAAGAAGTAGTTATAAAAACAGCTCATCACTTTAATTGGGTACAAATGGCAGGAGCTATAAAACACCCTGAAGTTGGAAAACATTTAGATATATCTAAAGATGTTAATCTTAATGCAAAAATAGAAGATGCAAGTGTATTTTTATACCCAGTACATGCTTATGGCGATCCTCAAGTATTACGTAGAGTATTAGAAATTGAAAAACCAGATGCTATTATGTTAATTACTGATCCAAGGTATTTTAGATATATTTGGGATATGGAAAGTGAAATTAGAAAAATTTGTCCTATAACTTATTTAAATATATGGGATGATTACCCAGCTCCAATGTATAATAAACCATATTATGAAGCTTGTGATTTATTAATGGGTATTTCAAAACAAACAGTAAATATCAATAAATTAGTATTAGATAATGATGATAAACAAAGGATATTTAAATACATCCCACATGGTTTAAACCACGATATTTATCATCCTATGTCTCAAGAAGAACTATCAGAAAAAAGTTTTTTAGAATTTAAACAAGCAATATTTAAAGGTCAATCTCCTAAATTTACCTTATTTTTTAATTCTAGAAACATTAGAAGAAAACAAATACCTGATAGTTTAATGGCTTTTAGAATATTTTTAGATACACTTCCTTACGAAGATGCTTTAAAATGTAAAATGATTTTACATACTGAAAGATCAACTGATGCTGGAACTGATTTATATAAAGTAAATGACTTTTTATTTGGTGAAAAATATTCAGAGAATATTATTTTTTCTCATAGTAAACTAACAGCTCAACAGTTAAATTATTTGTATAACATAGCTGATGCCCAAATTTTAATTACATCTAATGAAGGTTGGGGATTAACTTTAACTGAAGCTATATTATCAGGAACTCCTGTTATAGCTAATACTACAGGTGGTATGCAAGATCAAATGAGATTTGTTGATGAAAATGGAAAATGGTTTACACCTAGTGCGGATGTTCCTTCTAATCATAGAGGTACATATAAAAAACACGGTGAATGGGCATTTCCAGTATATCCAACTTCAAGATCAATACAAGGATCACCTCCAACACCTTACATTTATGATGATAGATGTTGCTTTGAAGATGTAGCTGAAAGAATAGGAGAAATTTATAATATGGATCCTAAAGAGAGAAAAAGTAGAGGATTAAAAGGTAGAGAATGGGCTATTAGTGATGAAGCTGGATTTACATCTGAACATCAAGGTAATAGAGTTATGGAAGCATTTAATGAATTATTTGATACTTGGAAACCAAGAGAAAAATATGAAATTATTAATGCTACTGCCCATAAACCAAGTTTTTTAAATCATAAAATTATATACTAATGGAAAAAATAAAAACAGAAATGAAACCCCAATTTGTAATTAGTTGCCCTTTTGATACTTATAGTGGTTATGGGGCAAGAAGTAGAGATGTAGTTAAATCAATTATAGAATCTGATAAATACGAAGTTATACTATTAGCTCAAAGATGGGGTGAAACTCCTTGGGGTTTTTGTAAAGATCATCCTGAATGGGAATTTTTATTAGATTATAAACATGATCCTATGAAACAAGCTACTAAACAACCAGAAATTTGGATGCAAATAACAATACCTAATGAATTTAGACCAGTAGGAAAATATAATATTGGTTGTACTGCTGGTATTGAAGCAACTTCATGTAAAGGTGAATGGGTTGAAGGTATAAATAGAATGAATGAAACTTGGGTATCTTCTCAATTTGCAAAAAATATGTTTGAGGGGGTTAAATTTGAGAAAAGAGATAAAAACTCTAAACAAGTTATAGGAGAATTAAAAGTAGAAAAACCTATTAATGTAATATTTGAAGGAGTAAATACAGATTTATATAAAAAAATATCTAAACCAAAATCTGAAGGTATTAATTTATCAAGTATAAAAGAACAATTTTGTTATTTATTTGTAGGACATTGGATGCAAGGAATACACGGTCATGATAGAAAAAATGTAGGTGTATTAATAAAAGAATTTATTGATACCTTTAGAAATAGAAGTGCAATGCCTGCTCTTATATTAAAATGTAGTAAAGGTAATAATTCTTATACTAGTAAAGAAGCAATTTTAGAACAAATACAAGGATATATTAGAGAATATAAAGGTCATAAAATTCCTAATATTTATTTGTTACATGGTGAATTTAGTGATTTAGAAATGAATGATTTATATAATCATCCTAAAATAAAATCTATGGTAAGTTTTACTAAAGGTGAAGGATATGGTAGACCATTATTAGAATTTAGTCTAACAGGAAAACCTATTATAGCATCTGGATGGTCAGGTCATTTAGATTTTTTAAATCCCGAATTTACAACTTTAGTACAAGGTACATTAGAAAATATTCATCCTAGTGCTGCTAATGATTGGTTACAACAAGAAGCCCAATGGTTTCAAGTTGATGCTGTTTATGCTAGAGAATCTTTAAGAAGTGTTTACAAAGATTATAAATTAAAATTAAGTAAAGGTAAAAGACAAGCTTATTTTGCAAAAACAAATTTTAGTAGAGATAAAATGAGTGAATTAATTGATAATCATTTAACTAATGTATTACCTGATTTTTCACACCAAGTAAAATTAAAATTACCAGAATTAAAAATACCACAACTTAAAAAAGTATAAATATGGATTACGATGAAATTATAAATTGCCCCAAAAGTGGAGGAGATTTATGTTATAAAATGGAAGTTACTAAAGATATAACTAATTATTTTAGTTTATCATGTGGTTTTTGGACTAACACTTTAATGACTCCAGGATCTGATTTTTTTGAAGAACAAATAGAAGTTTTACCTGAATTATATAAAGATTTATCTTGGGTAGATGAAAAAACGGGACTTATTTGGTTACCTACTACTATAAATGAAGAAAAATTAGGAATGGTTTTTGCTAATGGTCAAGATAAATCAACATGGAAGTGGGCAGCAGTAAAAGCAAGACCTTTAACTGAAGATGAATTAAAAGAGGTTGACAATAAATTAACCCACAAACCTGATATGTCTACAATGGAAACATTTGGAGAACGTGATTTTATGGAAGCACTTTCGTATATTGGAGTATTACCAGAATAGATATGAAAATAAGTTATGCAATTACAGTATGTAATGAATTAAATGAAATAACTAAATTATTAAATTTTCTTTTAAAATATAGAAGAAAAGAAGATGAAATTGTTGTTTTATTTGATAAAAAAAATGGTTCACCTGAAGTATGGTCTCGTGTCTCTGAATTAAAAGATGAAAATAATGTAGTATATAAAGCTGCTACATTTAAAAATCACTTTGCTAATTGGAAAAATAAATTAACTAAAATGTGTTCTGGTGATTATATATTTCAGATTGATGCTGATGAATACCCACATGAAAGTTTAATCATTAACCTACCAGAAATAATTAAATCTAACCCAGATAATGAAGTATATTTAGTTCCTAGAGTTAATACTGTAAAAGGATTAACTGAAGGACATATCCAAAAATGGGGATGGATGGTAAATTCTAAAGGTTGGGTTAATTGGCCTGATTATCAATGGCGTGTTTGGAAAAATATTCCAAAAATTAAATGGGTAAATAAAGTACATGAAGTATTAGAAGGTCATAAAACTTACTCTCAACTTCCTGATATGGAGGAATTAGCATTATACCACCCTAAAGGAATTGATAGACAAGAAAAACAAAATAATTACTATAATACCTTATGAGAGAAATACAAAGATATGAATTATTAAACCATTTAGTTGATACTTATAATGTTGTTAATTATTTAGAAATAGGAGTATTTACTGGAGAGTGTATTAGCAATGTAAAAGCAGAACATAAAGATGGTGTAGACCCAGGCCATGAAGGTATTGTTCACCCAAAAGTAAATTATCCTGTAACATCAGATGAATTTTTTGAGTTTATTAAAGGTCATGATATTAAATATGATCTTATTTTTATAGATGGATTACACCATTATGACCAAGTAAAAAAAGATATAAAAAATAGTTTAAAACATATCCAACCTAATGGTATTATAATGATGCATGATTGTAATCCTTTAACTTATGAATCACAATTAGTTCCTAGACAATGTGTTACCTGGCACGGTGATGTTTGGAAAGCATATGTTGAGTTTAAACAAACACACCCTGCATTTGATTGTTATGTAGTTGATACTGATTGTGGTTGTGGTGTGATAGTTAATAACGAAGATAAAACTCAAATTCCCATAGATTTAGATTTAAATTATAAATACTTAGATGAAAATAGAAAAGAATTATTAAATTTAATATCAGTAGAAGAATTTAAAAAGATATTCAAATGAAAATATTATACATAACAGATTTTGAACAAATTGCTCTTGAAAGTGGAGGTTTTATAAGTGATTATTTAAATGATTTAACCTTTCATGGATTAAAAGAATTATATGGTAAAGATGTAACCGCTTTTATACCACCCGTTCATCTATATAAAGAAAATAAAAATGGAGCTGTTGATCATTTATTTAGAAGTGGTAACATGGAAGGACATTTTTGGGGAGGAATGACTTCTTTTTATCTTTTAGATAAAGATTATGATGAAAGAGTTTTTGGTAATAGAATGGAAGCCCAAAAGTATTTTGATGAAATGAGGGATAAAATAGAAAACCAAGAATTTGATTTAATTATTTATGGTAATTTTAGACGTTGCACTCATTTATTTAATATAGTAAGTAAAATTTATCCTAAGGAAAAAATAGCATTATTAGATGGAAATGATGATGATCAACTTTCAGAAGTAGTTAATGAAGGTTATTTATACTTTAAAAGAGAACTACCAGATTTTACTAATTTACCCTCTAATATAAAACCTATAACATTTAGTTATCCTGAAATGCATTTATCAAAAATAAATAAATCAAAAACCCAATACATAGGAACTGTAATACCAGGAGATAAAAGTACTTATATATTTACAGATGAAGGATCATATTATGATGATTATAATAAATCAAATTTCGGTATTACAGAAAAAAAAGCAGGGTGGGATTGTATGAGGCATTATGAAATAATGGGTAATTATTGTTTACCCTATTTCCCTGATATAAAATTTTGTCCTAAGAATACTTTATGGAATTTTCCAAAAGAGTTAATTATAGAAGGAAATAAATTAAAAGATAATTTTGATGAGCAAGAATATTTTCGTATATTGGACGAAATGTTTAAATACTTTAAAGAAAATTTAACCACTAAGGCTGTAGCCCAAGATTTAATAAATAGAATAAATGAATAAAACAGTATTAATAACAGGTGTAGCTGGATTACTAGGTAGTAGATTAGCTGATTGGATAATAGAAAACAAACCAGAATATAAAGTTATTGGGATTGATGATTTAAGTGGTGGTTATGAAGAAAACATTAATCCGAAAGTTAATTTTTGGCAAATGAATCTAACAGAACATCCAATTGAAAATTGTTTTGAAACACATAAACCAGACTATGTTTTTCATTTTGCAGCATATGCTGCTGAAGGTTTATCGCCTTTTATACGTGGATACAACTATGATAATAATTTAAAATCAACGGCCCTCATAGTTAATGAATGTATAAAACATAATGTTAAAAGATTGGTATTTACGTCTACATTAGCTGTATATGGTCATGGAAGTGGTGGTATATTTGATGAAAGACAACAACAATCACCTATTGATCCTTATGGTGTTGCAAAATATGCTTGTGAAATGGATATCCAAATAGCAGGTGAACAACATAATTTAGATTGGTGTATTATTAGACCTCACAATGTTTATGGTATTAAACAAAATATATGGGACAAATACAGAAATGTATTAGGTATTTGGATGTATCAATATTTAACAGAACAACCATTAACTATATTTGG